CTGTTGCACTCTGGCTTGGACTGCCGGAGCAGCATAAAGAGCAGCTGCCCTCAGCACCTTGTCGGCCTTGGATGCTTCCTTAAAGTTTTTAAGCTGTTGCTTCAGGAAGGCAGATGTAGAGTCATAAACTGGCATAAACTTTTTTGAAAATAATTTTGCAGTTATTTTTCCTTTGACTTAATTGCCAGCCAAATCTAACCAAAATACTTATGAATTTCGAAAAAACAAGTGTCCGAATGCTTTACAACAGCATGTGGATAGACATCAAGGTAACTAGCATCAATCAACTCCATCATGTAGCCTTATTAGGTGGCAGAATGATTGTGTATGAGATTTATGGAATTTACTATATTGGCTTTGTCCATGAATGCGAAAGAGTTAATCTTAACTTTTATGGACTAACTATTTCAAAAGATCAATTTGAATTTCAAATGCGCTCATGGGGCGATTATTACTTGAACATTGCTCCAGGTACTGAATTATTATTAGCCGACAACCTTTACTTTATATGAGAATCGATATGAACAGACTTGTTGCTCAATTAATTAAAGACATAATCTGGAAGTTTACATTTGTCTCCGTTTATGTCATTTTGATTACCCTGCTCATTATTAAATTCATTACTTATGTTAGTGGGTAATCGTGATGTAACCATCTGCCTGACCTCATGCGGAAGGTGGGATTTATTAGAGAAAACCATCAGCAGCCTAGTTACTTATTGGGATGGTGAGCCTCCGGCTGCATTTTACATCCATGATGACTCTGGAGAAATTAATCAGAAACTCATGGGTGAGCTTGATCGCTTCCTTATGAGGCATTGGCAAATAATGGCTGATTGGACATTCACAAAAAGAGAAGGTCAGCCACAGGCAATTGACAAGACTTATCAGCTTGTGCAGACTAAGTACATTTTCCATTGCGAGGATGACTGGGAGTTTTACAATAGTGGATTTATAGCTGATTCTCGCTCTGTGCTAGAGGCTGAGCCTAAGTGTGCCTGTGTATGGATTAGGCATCCGAATGACCGCAATGGACACACCGTGCTACCAGGTGTTAAATTGACAAAGCAAGGAGTTAGATACCAGCAATTGGCACATCGGTTCAAAGGCGATTGGCATGGCATGACTTGGTCTCCTGGTCTTCGCAGATTGTCAGACTACATCGCAATGGGTAAGTTCAGTGACATGTGTGAGTGGAGAAGTAATGACCACATCATATCAGAGAAGCAATACAATAAGAAGTACTACGAAGCTGGATATGTAGGCATGTGCCTATGCCGAGGATTTGTTAAGCACATAGGTCATTTACATTCAATCAAGAAAAGAGCAATATGAGAGCAGCACTTTACTTCAGCATGGATGATCCGGATGACATCCAGGCGCACCTGAGATGCACCAAGGCCACTAACATGGCTTTGGCATTATACCAACTAAGGAGTGTAATTCACAAGGCCATTGATGAGTCGGAAGATGGAAAGCATGTAGATGGCGATTATCTGTCAGACAAAGTGGAAGCAGTTTTTGAGGAATACGGAATTAACCTTGGAGAGCTAATAATATGACACAGCTAGAACAACTTAAAGTGATTGTGGATAAGGAGATTAAGGTAAAAAAATGGATGGCTGAGCAGGAGGCCAACACTCCTATGACTAATCAGTATTGGCAAGGAGGAATCTCAGCTCTTAACTATGTTAAGCATGTAATTGACAGATTAATAAATGAAGAAGATGTATAAAGAAACAGTGGTACAATGGATGCTTGACAAAATAATTGAGCATAATGGCATCCTACCGATGAATGACATTAGAACGGCAATAGGAATGCACAATGAGCAATTATCTGCTGCCTACACAGAAGGATTTAAACGGTGCAAATACATTGAGGAGTTAAGTGAAGGAAAGTTATTTTTCCCAGGCGAAGAAACTCCAGATGACTTTGAGACTTACTATGACAAAACCTATGGCGCACTAGACAACGGCAAACCAGAACAATTGCCGTAGATTTGAGCAATTGAAATATAGTCAGGTGGTATATTGGTTACCATACAAACTCGGAGGGGGAATTTACTCCAAGTCCCTGAATACAGGTTCAATTCCTGTCCTGACTACTAAAACACCTCGTTGCCATTAACGAGGTGTCGCAAAAGTTGGCTATAATTGCGACTGATACGATTTGATTCAATTTGATACGCTAATGAATCCAATAGAAGAGTTAATTGATTTTATGATTGTTAATGAAGGCAAGATTGACCTGAATGATGTGCTGATTAAGGCTGAGCTAATCAATATGCGCTCAAAGCCTAGGCATGCTGGCTGGTACTTTAACGGGCAGATGGTTCAGTCACTTGATCAGTTAAAAGGCAATTCAATTTCTATGAGCAACAAACCAAAGCAACTGTTCTACTATCCATGAGTAACATCATTGACTACTTCTCAGAACCACACTATCAGCAACCACTCCAGAAGCACCGGAAGGACATGATTAATAAAGCTGAAGCTGTCAATCACCCAGAGCATTACGGAGGCTCAGACAGCACCTATGAGGCAATAAAAGTTATTGAGGCTTGGGAGTTAGGCTTCTGCCTTGGCAATGTTGTTAAGTACATTAGCAGGGCAGGCAAGAAAGGCAGCAAGCTGGAGGACTTGAAAAAAGCCCAGTGGTATCTTAATCGGGAGATTGAGAAATTATCCTAGGCATTATACCAATTGGTATAATACCAAAAGGTATTAAGGCCTTACAAACCCTTGCTGAATCAATCCTGCATTATCACAGTTAAAGCACAGGCCTTCTCCTCTTAGGTTTAGCTGCCTAGCCCAGATAGCCAGCGACTGCTGATAGCCATCTAAGAAGGTAGCCATTGCCCTTTCGGTGAACTCACGATTGCCTTGGGCAAAGTAGTTAGCTCTAGGACTTGCCACCTTCTGCCAAAGGATTTGATAGCAGAGCAGATTTGCCCAGGCATCAATCAGAAACTCCTGCTGCTGGCAGATGAAGCTATCAAGTGAGCATAGTAACTGAGCATCTATATACACTCCTGATTGGCTGTTATCCTGAGTCCAGCTATCCCCAAAGCCATAACCTAGCGGAGCAGTAACCGGGAAGATGCTCCAGCCATTGCGCCAGAGATAAGTGAATCTGGTAGCACATTCCAAGTCCATCTGATTCCAGCCCCAGTCGGTAAAGAAGCCTGATGTAGTTGGCACATTGGTGCAATCAATTGCCACCATCATGTTGATCTTATCGAAGTCTGAGTAGAACTCATTATTGACCGGAATGTAATTCATCCCGGAAATCAAGTCGGCAGTGCCACTATCTAGCAACTTACCATCCTGAGTCTGATAAATGTACCAAGGCACTCCGGCAACAGGCGCACCGGCATTGTAAACATATATCTGCTTAACTCTCAAGGCCAGATACTTACTGCCCTGAACACTGACAAATGCACCTTTTAGGATTGCCTCTGCTGGAACAGTTGTAATCTGTTGCCACTGCTGGACAAACTGCTTGTTAGACTGGAATAGCACCTGATCCAGCTGAGCCTCTGCTGATGTGAATAAGGCAGCCTGAATGTCTCTCTTGATTCTGACATAGCTCACAGACTGAGCAGAGTTCCACATGCCAACATAACTAGCCTGCTCCGGTGTGGCAATCTTATCGAGCAGTTCCGAACTCATGCCCGGATAATCATTGATGTATATGCCAGACAATGGCTCACCAGCAGTGCAGCCTTTAAGTCCGATGTAGTTCTGGAGGCAATTCATAATTACAAAAGTAACTAATTATCAGCACTGCCGATATTGGGTGCAGTGATGCGGAAAATCTTATTAGTCAAAGCTACCCAGGCACTCAATACCTGCCCTAAAATAAACATCAGCACGGAATCTGATGCCTGTACTTTTTCAATCTTATAGAGCCAACCTACACCTAGGAGCAAGCCTACCATGACCACAGAGGTGCAAGTGTAGGCATAGACTTGCATGCGCTTGCTGAATAGGGCATGATGGCTCACAGCCCTGGGAACAGTCCTTTCAGCAGTCCTCCCACGAACTTGCCCCTCCTCTCTGCTCTGTCCTGCTTCTGTGTCTTGTTGTTCTGGCATGAGTCAAGGTAGATAACTGTCTTAGCCAGTGCCTCTGTCTCAACTTTAAGACTATCAATTCTGCCCTCTGTTCTGGCACTCTTCCAATAAGCTGCTGCCGTCCATTCCTCATTGTCTTTAATGAGCTTGTCCAGCTTTTGGTGAGCATTGCGAGCAATATAGATGTCTCCTGCTATGTATAATAGAAATGCCAGCAGTGTCACAAATGTGTCTCTTGAGATTTTCATTTAAATATGGATTTGATTTGCTGAATTTTTTTGGCATAGAGAGTCATAGAGACAAGATCACCATTATCATTATAAAACATAACCTGTTGCATGTTTTCCTTATGAATGTCAAGAACCATCCGGTAAAGTCTGTATATCAGAATGATTGACCAACCGTGATGGTACAGCCACTCCTCAACTGGATTGTAGAAATGAGGCTCTGGATTTGACAACTTAGTAATTATGATTGCTCCATAGGCAGGAGTATCATGTATGAATTTAACCAGCTCCTCCCTAAATTCGTGTGTCATATTAGTATGTCCAGATTACCTGGGCAGGTTTTGCAGGGTCACAATCTACATGCACAAATGAACTTGCAATCCCAATGCGTGTGAATCCTGCTTTCAGCAAAGCATTCACAATTTGAAACTTAGATGTGCCGGATGTAGCTGCTATGTCTGCTGCCCATCCCTGAGTATGTGAACTATCAGCAACTCCTCCAACCTTGGCATTATGAACGGTGGTTCTAAAGCCTGAGTTGATTTTAAATGGTACTCCGGCAATAGATCTAGCATTGTCAAGTCTCTGCATAAATGCAGGCTTCATATTGCTGCCTGATCCTGGAGCATCTGGAGAGTCAAACTCCGAAAGTGTAAAATGCTTTAGTTGCATTGTGTAAAGTTACTTGATGCGAGTGAATTTTTTAGCTGCACTTTTTACAGACTTTTTACCAACACAGCCCCAGGCCTTCCTGCTAAGGTCATTGGCGCATGGTGGGTTTTTACACTTCTTGATGCCAGAAGAACGAGCGCAGTAGTTATCACCCTTGGCAGTACCCGGTGCAATGGAATAGCCTTTAGCTCCGAACTTCACAGTCTTGCCATTGACCTTGGTCTTGTACTTCTTCTCTGCCATTATCTTCCTTGTCCTTTATACTTCTTGACATTGCCCTCCTTTGGCCTTCTAGCCTTCCGGTGCTTGCCCTCTCTTCTCTTCCCGAAGCTGATTTTAATTGATGACTCTTTGGATGCCTTTTTCATGCTCAAATATCAATAATTATGTGCTATTATTGTAACCCATTATGAGTCTTGAAGATAACGATTTCAGAGCGAGAACTCAAGTTTCTCAAAGTGCTGGCAACGGGCAGGCACTTCCTTAAGGATCAGGTTAGTCCTAACCGCCCCTCAGTAGCTCGCTGGGGCAATACACAATCACAGGCTGATTTATTAGGTGTTCTAGGCGAATATGCTGTGGCTAAGGCTCTAAAGCTGCCCTTTGACACTACAATTAACTTGGAAGGAGATGGAGGCAGCACCGACTTGATGCTGGATGATTATGACATTCAAGTTAAATCAACCAAGTATAAGACAGGCAGGTTAGTCTTTAACAATCGAAAGGAGATAGGAGCTGATGTGTTTATATTATGCTATGTCAATGAGGAGGCATTAGAAGTTTCCATATTAGGATACATCCGTAAGCAGTCAATTGAGCAATGCCTGGTAGAGATGGACTTAGGGCATGGCAAAAGACTGGTGG